ACAGCCCGTACAGGAGCAGAATTGCCGACATTTTGAGCCTGCTGACCGACCCACTTACCGACGCCCTGAGCGGCCTGGCCGACAGTGTTGCCGACATTTTGAGCCTGCTGACCGACCCAATCACCAGCGGCGTTTACTGCACCGGAAACAGCGTTTCCAGCATTACGTGCAGCTTCACCAACAGCCCGTACAGGAGCAGAATTGCCGACATTTTGAGCCTGCTGACCGACCCACTTACCGACGCCCTGAGCGGCCTGGCCAACTGTATTGCCGACATTTTGAGCCTGCTGACCAGCCCAGTTGCCAACAGCATTCGCAGCGGTGCCGATGGCTTTTCCAGCTCGATTAGCAGTTCCAGTGACGAAGTTGGAAGCCTTGCCAATTGGAGAGTTGTTCCACTTCTTCTGGGCCATATTCTGCTGCATTCGTTTCGCATGGTCCATAACCTGCTGCTTGTTATAAGTAGTCACAGGCCTGGGAGAATGCGGCACAGCAGCACCATACTTTTGTTTTGCAGCAGCTTCTGCCATTTTACCGTACTTGCCGTAGCTTCCTACGTTTACTTTGTTCGGGTCGATCCATTTTATAAAACGGGCATCGGCATCCAAACCGAACTTGTGTTTGTCCCATTCCATGCCCTTCACACCGTAGTGCTTGAGGCTGTTTTCGCTGTCAAATGGAATGCCAGCGACGTAGTATTTTCCCACGTTCATGCACCTCCGTTTGAGGGATAGGTTTTAAGTGTATTCCTCCTTGTGGAGCTTATAAGCGATATAAGCATCCATAGTGGCGGCTACGCTGTCGATCTTTTGATCGTTTCTCTTTTTATACAGTTTTCTATTTCCATTGGTGTCGACAAGGGCAATACAGTTACCCATGCAAAATGACATCAGTTCTTGATCGAACAGAAGCATTTCACTCTCAGAAAGCTTCTTGAGCTCTCCAAGCGGAACAGATTCAGTTCTTGCACCCTGCGGAACCTTCTCGATGTAATTCTCACCCGGGTCATTTTCCTGAACCCAGCGCTCTACAAATGCCTTGGCGTTGTACGGGTCAAAACCAAACGACCGAACATCATATTCCTGTTCTTCAATGTGTTTGCAAAGATCCTCGTAGACATCGATCATGTCCAGCACACTGCCTTCCATGACAATCAAGCTGCCCTCTTCGATGAACTCATCGTATTTGAGTCGCATAGCTCGTATGAGTTTCTGATAGGTAAGCATGGAAATGTAGCATCGTGTCTTGATGCCGAATGATCCATCTGGAAGTGGAAACATGAATGTGAATGCACAGAAATCGTCGCCCATAGAAAGGTCTGCCCCAAGTGAACATGGCATGCCCCAGTAATCCAATTTTCGATTCTGAGGCAACGTTTCCTCATAGGTGAAGAAATACGTGAAGCCTTCGGTTGGAATGCCAAAGCGCTTTGCGAGAATGTCGTTTCTTGCGGCTGGGACATGCTCAGCGCGCTCAACCTCAAGCTGATAGGTCTCGTATGAAACGGTCTGACCGATATTCGGGTTTGCTTTAACCCACATGTCAGGATCAGCCACTTCCTTCTCATCGTCCAGCCTATAGTACCAGATTGAGACGTGAGGGTTATCATATTTACCCCGAAGGATGTCTACCATTTCCATTTTGATTGTATCGCCCACCGCGTTTCGTACGGTCCCCTCGGAACTGATGGCGATGATGACGTAATCCTCGATGAGACCTTTTGCGCCGGATTGTTCGATAGCGCCGATAGGGTCCTCACGTATATCTCCAGAAAGCCATTCGTCAACGCTGGCCACCTTACATCGCAAGCCCTGAAGCTTGTCAACTTCCATAGGCTTGACTTCCAGTATGGAGTTGGTGACCTTATTCTCCACGCCCTTCTTGGTAGACTGCAGCAGGGCCTGAGAAACGGATGAATGCCTTGACGTTCGTATCGAGTTCTCTGTAAGGAACTTGAACAGGGGGCCTCTTGCTCGGACAATGGCTGTCCTTAACGGAGAGAGCACCTCTTCGGCCTGTTTCATGGTCGGCGCTGTCGTAATCTGCTGCGTCGTAGCCGGGTCCATCACCAGGAAATAGCCCTGGATTGTAGAGGCATACATTGACTTCGCAGCGCCTCGCCCAACGATCAGAATCTGCTTATTTGTCAGTCTTTTCTTGATAAGTCTCTTAACTGTTCTGCCCTTTTTATTCTTCTTGCCCTTGATCCATACGTCACGCTCAACGTAATAGTACCAGCCCAGAAGCTGCTCGGCCCAAAGCTTGAATGAGTCGAGCAGTCGCAACTCTGAACCGTCGGTCAAAGTCAACTCTTTTTCACAGAAAGCGATGTAGCCATTGATAGCCTTGTCGTCGTAAAACACGCCAGGGTTCGCAATTAGCTTGTCAATGCGCTGCATCTCCATATCGATATACTGGTTTACCGGGATCTCGCCAGCCAATACGGCGTCCCGGAATCTGCCATAGTAAATCGGAACAGCTGTATTGGATAGTGACATCTTTTTTATCCTCTCAATCGTTAATACCTGCGATTCAACCAGTAGTATTCATCCGGATACAAATCCGAGGCATTATTCATAGCCTGTTGCTGTCTTCTGGCTTCCTCTTCCTGTCTACGCTGCAACGCCGCCTGCTCTTCAAAAGAAGGTGTAGGAATTTGAGAGTTGTACTCATGCTGCCCATATCTTGTTGGGAACCAACGTTCATTTGAAGATTGCGTCTGTATGACCTGAGATGAGTCAGGCGAAGAAGACGGATTTGCATTTTGAGCTTGCGGAGACGTCGAACTCGAAGTGGAATCTGATGTAGACGCATTTTGACTTCTCGCAGCAATCTGCCCCATAAAGTTTTGAGCCATATTGTAATTCTGGAGAATCTGCTTTGCATCCTGAATCTGACTTGCACTGGAATTAGGGTCTCCAATGATGCGCATAGCTGCTGCGAGGCCTCCACCGTTCTTATTCGGATCGAGTGCTTTCTGCAAATCTTTCAGCTGTTTCTGCTGAGTCAACTCGTTAATCTGCCTCTGCATGTCAATGTTATTTTGATCGAGCTGATTACGCAGGTTAGAGATTTGAGATTCACGCTGCAATCTCTCGAGTTCCCTTTTCTGAGAAGTAGAATCATCGGCAAGCTGATCCTGCAAATCGCTAATCCTATTCTGCTGTGTAAGCATATCGATTTGGCGCTTCCGCTCATGGTCTTCAAGTTGATCACGAATATTTTGCTTCGCTTGTTCTCTCTGCAATCTTTCAAGAGCAGCCTCAGAATTGGTCTTTGAAATCCGGTTAGCAAGTCTTCGGAAAGCAGCATCAGCTAATGTTCCACCGCCGCGCTTGAGTATGTCCGTCACATACTGCTTGGCCCTTCCGAGACCGCTGTTAGATCGCTGATATCGAAGCAAATCAGAGTAGTTTTTTTCTGCGATCATCCGCTGTGTGAAGTTTCGAAGCTCCTCGTCAGACATAAGCGATGGATGCTTCATTTTCTCGCGTCTTGCAGCATAAGAAGCCGCGGATTTAGCAACTGCCCCGGCTTTTGCTCCTACGTTTTTTATAGTACGTTTGGCTCTTTCTTTGCCGACTCCATATCGCTCTCTTCCTGCCGGTGTTAAGCTTCCATCGGGATTTTGGAATCGCCGAACATGCCAACGCTGTTTTAGAATGCCGTGATGATATAGCTCGTCAGAGCAAGGCAACCCGGCAACATAGTATTCGCCCATTCATAGATCACCTCGCTTTGGATGAATTTTGGGCAAGTATCTTGATTTTTTATCGCTTCTTACAAGTAACTTTCATTTTGGTCAGGTCCTGTCTTTTCCAGGATCGACGGTAACATTGAGTCGCCATTCAAGCTCCTTGCAACTATCTTCCATGGCCTTCATCACAAATGAGTTGGCAGGCGGGTCGAAAATCATTTTGACTTTCATGTAGATGTAGCTCTTGATGCCCTCGAGGTCAACTGAGCCGTCGCTGATAAAGTCGTCCCACGTCTCGTCAGGCCCGGTTATCCTGAAACCTTTCTTCGGCCCTACCCCAAGCTGAGTGAGTATCGACAGGGCGGTGTTGATATGAATGATGATCTCAGTGTCGAATACTTCGTAACTGTCGTCTGGCCCGAGCATCATCTTTATTGTATTCAGTATGCTTTCCTCCATTGTTTTTCACCTCACTCTAATCTGGATAATAATCCATGAAAGTAGTTATATACTTTTTTCTGGGGCCAATCAGCCAATCGTATGGAAGACTAAACCAAGGACGACTTCTCAAAAAATCTATTGCTTCTTGTGAAGGCTCGTAACCAATATCGACTAATTTCGCGCTTGTTAACTTATTCAGAAAATCATTTACGGCTTCTGGATTTTGATAAACACCATTTTTTTTTGCGTAATTACGATATTCGTCCATAGCCTTAGCAAACGTACCTGGCTTACCAAACGCTCCATCGTTAACAATCCCAACTTGCCTTCGAAGCTTAATTTCTGGATAAGCCTTTATATTTTTTCCATATCGCTCACGACCAGCAGCAGTTAATGTACCGTCAAAATTCTGATACCTTCGAATTCCCCACTTCTGCCCAAGAACGCCGAAGTGCATTAAATAGTCTTGATTCATTTTCTACACCTCACTTACTGCTTCCAGGGGCAGGTATCATTTGGTCGACGAACGATCGGTCCTGATGCCAGGAGAGAAATGTCGCCGTAGTGTATCGCATTGTGCGTTCGGTCGGAAACACAGATCACGTTCTCCGGGTCAAACAAAGCTTCTCCCTGTTCCTCAATGTCCTCCATTGTCAAAGGGTTGATATGGTGCAGTATTATCTTTCCACCCTTTGGTATTTCTCTGCCGGATAGGGCCATATCACAACCATTGTCCCGCAATATCATTTCTCTGCGAAACTTCCGCCATTCATTGGACATGTAGAACGATTGGTTGATGTATCGGCCAAAGCCAAACGTTGACTCTCCGATAGTACCTGGAAGTTTGAGGTAATTGAACCGCTCCTCGGCGGTTGGAAGACGAATTAACTCAGAATATCTTTTAATAATCTTCGTCTTCATCGTCATAGTCCTCTTCTTCCTCGTCTCTCGTCGGGGAATACTCGGTCATCGCCCTCATGGCCTCCTGGAGAAGCTGTGTCGAAGTTTCCTGAGCCCTCAGAGCGTCAGCCTTCGCGGCCAGCATCTGAGTTTCCATCTGTATTTTCTCTCGTGTGAGCTTTTCCTTCTGGGATCCGTATCGAATGATCTCGGAAATAAGCTGATTGCTTGCTGACTTATCTCTTAAACGCTCCTCTGCGAGGTCCACAGCCAGATTAACCAGCTGATCAAAGCGTCCCTCGACGGTCAAAGCTGGAGGATAACGCCTTTCGGTAGGAGTTTCAACGGGTTTAATCTTAGGCATGTGATCTTCACCTCCACTTACCTGAACTTGTCTTACACTCTTACTAACTTTTGCCACACTTTCGGGCCCCTTTGAACGGGATGCCTGGCATACGAATATGACCATTGAAAGGAGCGGGAGATGTCAAAACCACTGAAAAATGGTTACACCCGTAATCACAGCCCTGCATCCCTTTCAAAGAGGTCCAAATATCAATTACTCTGCTAAAAAAGTTCTTCAGAAATTTCCCTGCGGAAAAATATCAAAG